CAAAAAGCAACAGATAAGGGAGATTTACTTGGTTCATCTGTTTCACTAAAGATTGCTGTTCAATATAATTCTGGTGGTTTTACTGATGTTATTTCTGACACAATCACAGGAAGAACTGCTGATGCTTACCAAAGAGATTACAGAATTAATTTTACAGGTGCTTTTCCTGTTGATATAAGAGTTACCAGAGTTACTGCTGATAGTTCAGATTCAAGTTTACAAGACGCATTTCAATGGACAAGTTTTGCTGAAATAATTGATGATGCTAATACTTATGCCAATAGTGCTTATGCAGCTGTTCGATTGGATTCTATGCAATTTCAATCAATACCTAGTAGAAAATATCGTATTAGAGGAATAAAGGTAAGGATTCCTGGTGCTGGTGCAAACAGTTCTGGCACTCCTACTGTTGATAGTACAACTGGTCGCATTGTCTATCCTGATGGATACATTTTTAATGGGGTAATGGGTGCTGCTCAATGGTGCTCATGCCCTGCCATGGTATTACTTGATCTTCTTACAGATACTAGATATGGATTTGGCAATCATATAACTGATAGTTCTCTTGATCTTTTTTCTTTCGTTACTGCTAGTAAATTTGCTAATACTCTTGTTGATGATGGATTTGGAGGACAGGAAGCTAGATTCAGTTGTAACGTAAATATTCAATCATCCAGTGAAGCCTTTGACCTGATAAATGAGCTTGCTGGTGTGATGAGATGTATGCCGATATGGTCTGCTGGTAGTATTCTTCTTGCACAGGATAGTCCAAAAGATGCAAGCTATTTATTTAATTTAGCCAACGTTACTGAAGAAGGTTTTAGTTACTCAGGAAGTGGATTAAAAACAAGAAATACTGTAATTTCTGTTTCTTACTTCAACATGGATAGTAGAGAGATAGATTATGAGGTTTATGAAGATGCTGCTGCTATAGCAAAGTTTGGAGTAATTATTAAACAGGTAAAGGGTTTTGCCTGTACATCAAGAGGTCAGGCTAGAAGATTAGCAAAGGCTATTTTATTTACTGAACAAAATGAAAGTGAAGTAGTGGCATTTGCAACTTCTATAGATTCTGGTGTTGTTGTCAGACCTGGTGCTGTTATTGAAATAGCTGATCCTGTTCGTTCTGGCCTAAGAAGAGGTGGAAGAGTAAGTTCTGCTACAACAACTCAAATAACTGTAGATGATTCTGCTGCAACCGATTTGCCGACAACAAATAATCCAACTTTATCTGTAATTTTACCTGATGGAACTGTTGAAAGTAAGTCAGTATCAAGTGTCTCAGGTGCAGTTATAACAGTATCTTCTGCTTTTTCTCAGACTCCAAATGCTAATACAGTTTGGTTACTGCAAAATGATACAGTTCAAGCTCAAAAGTTCAGAGTAATAACAGTAGAAGAATCTGATGGAATAAATTATGCAATCACAGCTTTATCTTATGTAAATGAAAAGTACGCATTTATCGAAGATGGAGCAACTTTACCAACAAGAACAGTATCGGTACTAAATCTACCTAAAGATCCTCCTTCTGCTTTACAGGCTGAAGAAAAGATAGTTGAAATAAATAATCAGGCAGTATCTAAACTTATCGTCAGTTGGCAGCCTATTGTCGGTGTTACGCAGTATCAAGTTAACTATAGATTTAATAACGGAAACTTTGTTTCTACAACAGTTTCTTCTCCTGATTTTGAAATATTCAATACTGATATTGGAACGTATGAGTTTCAAGTATTCAGTTACAATGCTGCATTACAAACAAGTGCGACCTCTGCTGATTTGACCTTCAATGCTGTTGGAAAAACTGCATTACCATCAAATGTAACTGGATTATCAGCCGAACCAATAAATGAAAAATTAGTAAGATTACGTTGGAATTTATCTACAGATTTAGACGTTACTCATGGAGGAAGGGTGTATGTCAGACATTCTCCTTTAACCAATGGTAATGGCACATTTACAAATAGCACTGATTTAATTCAAGCGTTAGCTGGTAATACTACAACCGCAGAAGTTCCTTATTTAGAAGGTGAGTATATTCTTAAGTTTCAAGATGATGGCGGTAGATTCTGTGCAGGGGAAACAAGTGTAATCCTTGAATTACCAGATAACTTGGCTCCACTTGTTACTCAAACAAGGAGAGAAGATTTAGATAGTCCTAAATTTCAAGGAACAAAAACTAATGTCGCTTTTGATGCAACTACAAATACACTAAACCTAGTTGGTGGAGGTAATTTTGATGACATTACAGATTTTGACGCTGTTGGTTCATTAGATGACTTTGGTGGAATCGTACCAGAGGGTACTTATGATTTCGGAGGAACTGCTGGCGGAGATACTTTAGATTTAGGTGGTGTATTTAGCCTTGATTTAAAACGTCATTTCTTGACAGAAGGTTTTTATCCATCAGATTTATTTGATTCAAGAGGTTTGATTGATGATATTACTGATTTTGATGGAGCTACAGCTACAGAAGTTAATGCTGAAATGTTAGTAAGGGTTACACAAGATAATCCATCTGGATCTCCTACATATACTGCCTTTCAAACTTTTGCTAATGGAACATATAAAGGTAGAGGGTTTCAATTCAGAGCAAAACTTACAAGTAATGATGTTGCACAAGATATAAAGGTTTCTCAGTTAGGTTATACAGCATCTTTACAGAGAAGAACAGAACAAGGTAATGTTATTGCAAGCGGAGCAGGAGCAAAGGCTGTTACGTTTACCAATCCATTTTTTGTTGGTACTTCTTCTTTGCTAGGAGCAAATACTAATTTACCCTCTGTTGGTATCAATGCTCA